TTACGAGTAACGACCATCTACCGAAACGGTTTCGTCAATTCATCAAGGCTCATGGTCGGGATAAGATTCAGAGTTTATCTATGGTCCGAGCGCCAGTAGCAAAACCTGGTGTGATGGCGATGCAATTGCTTACGGCGGGTCGCTGGGAGGAGTTCAAGAAGAAAGCGGGTGTTGATTCCGTATATCATACCGGACTGGTAATTAATGGAAATCTTGTTTTGGAGAAGTTAGATAAAGTGGAAGGACGAGTAGATGCCGCTTATACGAAACAGCCAGGAGCTGAAATGTATGCCGTCCCCATTGAAGCGAATAAATATACTGTTGCAGAGTTCTTAGAGAAGGGTCGTAGGCAAATGGGCGAGAAATTCTATACTTATGATGCCTTTCGGTCCAATTGTCAAGACTGGGTTGCGAACATGGTAAGTGCAAATGGTCTTCTTGATGCGGAAGGGCGTAAATGGATTAAACAAGATATTGATAAACTAATTAAGGAACTTCCAGAATTAACCAAGACGGCAGCAGTAAAAATAACAGATGTTGTCCGAGATGTAGGAAATGTAGCAGAAGAATTCATTTATAAAAGGGGAGGACAAGTATTGGGACATCAGAATAGAATGCGTGGAAGATTTTAAAATCTATCCTATATAAAATGGGACTGACTCATCGGCAACAGTGGCTAAAAAAGAATAATTTAGAAGACCGTTCCTATAGCCTTGCGGAACTAAGTAAAATAAGCGGAGTGCCTATGAAGATATTAACTGAAATTAGGGACAGAGCATACGGGGCTTATACAACCCAGCCAGATAGTATCCGAATGTTGGGGTCATTCAAGAAGGGAGTCAAAGCGCCCATGAGTCAAAAGCTTAGTAAGAATGCCTGGGCGTTTGGACGCATTTTTTCTTGGCTTAATGGTTCAAAGAAGCACGATATGGATTTGCGATAATTATTCCAAAAACAATCTAACACTCTATAAAGATGGCTACAGAACTAACTCGTGCATTAGCCCCATATGATTCTCAAAAGGATACGGCAGGTGGTCCTCTTCCATTAAAACCGTGTAATATGGGAATGTTCGCCAGAAAAGGAGGAGGCAAGAGCAATTTAATTCTCAATCTATTAATGAAGAAAGAATCGCCGTGGTATAAGCATTTTGATTTAATATTTTTAGTGAGTCCTACTGCAATGAATGATGATAAAATGAAACCATTGATTGATGATATTGGCGACCAGTATTATGATGAATTAAGTAACGATGTGCTAATGGATATTGTTGCGCGAACGGAAGCATTTACAGAGCTTCATAATAAGAAGAAGAAGAAGGGTAAGCCGCATTACTGTATTGTATTTGATGATTGCATTCATGTTCTAAAAAGCAAACAAGCGAATTTGATTACAAAATTAGCGACTCAAAATCGCCACATGAATATTACGAATATCTATTTGCTCCAGAAATACAATACCTATATGCCGACGCTGATTCGTTCTAATTTGGATTGTATTGTATTTTTCCGAACAGAAAATCAAGCAGAGTTAGATTCATTTGTAAAGGAGATAGGTACGGACGAAGATAAATTATTACAACTCTATGAATACGCTACGGCTGACCCATACAGTTTTTTATATATTAATATGTATTCAACGCCAATGCGATTTTACAAACGATTTGACCCGATTGAATGGAAAATGAAATAATAATATTCTGTGTAGATAGAAATGGTATTTTTACTACCCTCGTGGGCGAATACTCCAAGAGAATACAAGAAGGGCGGAAAAGTAAAGAAGGACAAGGTAAAAAAAGAGGAGGAATCAAAGAAGGAAGTAAAAAAGAAATCAAAGAAGAAATCAGAGAAGGACTCTGGTTTATCTCAGTCTGTTAATGTAAATGTGAAGATAGGAGAATCTGTACTTCTTCATAAGGGTAATGTTCCAAAAATGGATGAAAGAAAAGCAAGGGGTTATACTCCTACTGGTAATCCGATTGGACGACCAAGAGGCAGTGGCTATAGGGGCGCTCCTCTTAGAGGTCCAACTGGCGGTCCAGAAGGACTATTGTCATATGGAGTATTACCAGGAGGAGGCAATCCACCAGTGAAACGATTTGTATCACCAGGAAATAGCTATGCAGCAATGCCTGGACCGCTTCAATCGGGATACTATGGGTCACCTCCTAATGTAGCTAATCCAATTTCAGCATTTCCGTATGCTGGTTCTGGTAGTGCGATGTGGAATTATAATCGTAATAAGAATGATGATGTACCACAAATAGTAAATCCAAGTGATATTAAATCAAATACAAATCCAAGCACTACACTTGTAAGAAATGAAATTACATTAAGTCCTATGAGATATTCACAGAGCTATAAAGAAAGCGCTCAAGTAAAACCGTATGAAATGGAAATGGTACGAATTACTAATACAGATTCATATCCATCTAAAAGAATAGTACCATCTCAGCCATCGGCTGCATCATCATCAGCATATCTGGAGGATATGGATGAGGAAGAAATGGGCGTGGAAGAAATGGGCGTAGAAGAATCAATGGTTTCAGAACCAATCTTTTCAGCAAGTTCAACATTAGCAGAAGCATCAGCAGCTCCTAAGCCGGTTATAAAAGCAGCAGATGCAAAAGCGCGAAGAGAAGCGGCGGCACAACCACTATTTGCTGCCTCAGAGGAATTAAGTCCAGCAGAAAAACAACAAAAAGAAAAAAGAGCACAAAAATTAAAAGCCCTTGAGAATAAAATAGAAGCGCGAAGGGCTATTAATGCATGGGTTAAAACAGAATTTCCAACCAAAAAATCATTAACTGAAAATGGATATACTTCCTGGAAAGACGCTGCTGATTATTATGCGGAAATATGGGACGATGATGTACCATCCCTAAGACGAGGAGGACGAGTCCATAGTTGTTTCTAAAATAGAGAGAGCATAACATAACCTGTATAAGAAATAAGTATAACTGCACCAATCATATCAATAATGGAATCTTTCATAATGTAGTATTAATACTAAAAATGAAATAGAATCTATCTAATAGAATGGAAGAACCTTTAGAACCTAAACCTGTACCTAAGATTTCAAAATCTAAGAAGACTCCGAAGAAGCCCAAAAAGAAATCAGAGGCATTGAAGAAATTATTTATTGAAACTGGTATTTTTGTATTGTCATTTGATTAAATAAATAGAATCGCAGATACGACCATTGGTGGTAAAGTGATTTTAAGAGCGGCAAGTATTTCAGTAAGAATAATACTTTTAACATAGTCCCATATTGTATTTCCTACCCACTTAACTATGCCGACAAGCAAGGTAGAAATGCAGCTAAAAAACTACGGGCGATAGAAGGGGCGCGAACTTTCTCACAGAGTAACTGGCGGTCAAAATCCTCTTTGGAAATCGCCCGTAGTGGAAATGAAGTGAGAGCCATTGCAGCAAGTTGTTCTATGAACTTTTCCCCTTTGTGATAAAATGGGACATACGCCACCGTACTGTAGGAAGAAAGATTAATTGAGCCAAGAGCATATCGTGCGTCTTTCAAACGCATATCAATAAATAGATAATCAAAGTACGGCAATTTTTCAAGAGGGATATTAATATAACGGGAATCCCATACAAGGACTTTTCCCCAGAACTGAAAAATCTTACGCTCCTCGGAGGAAACATCTTTGGAATGAATCACAATGATTTTACCGCAGGGTTGTTTTGCGTCTGCGTCTGCTGGAGCATCCAGCGCATGGAAAGGCTGAGGCTGAATAACGGGTGGAAGAGATGACAGCAACGACATTCTTTATAATGGTAAATTAGAAATTAAATCAGTTGAAGAAATCTAAAACGAAATTTCCTCTTTCTATTTTCATGACATAGGATGGTTCTTTAGGAGTATAAAAATGTAACTCTCTTTTCTTTCGTGGTTTGATTTCTTTGGGCGGGGTAATTTCTTTGGGAGGTTTGGGTTCTCGTTTTGGTTTTGGCTCTTTAATTTTCTTAGGCTTAGGTACATGGTGTTTAAGATAATACTGCTTATTATATTCCCGCATATACCCTAAGTATTTCTCACGATTTTCTTGATGATATTCCATTTGTCTTTGGATAATTTCTGTACGATGCTGTTTATAGTATTCCTGGTGGTATTCCTTGGATGTACTCATTGATATTGAAAATTGAATATGCTTTAAATCGTATGAATAAAAATTGATTAAAAAAAATTGATTCAAAATTATTGTCAATATAAGTCGTACCAAATTACTCCAAGCAATAATATGACTGACATTGTGAATAAGTTTCTTAAGGATATTGTGCGCGATGACGGTGATAAGGAGATGTGCCTTGAGCTGTTCTTCAAAGCTCTTCCGCGCAAGTCCCACTACGAACGCTACTGCGACGGTATGGCTGATTGCTCTCTCCACCGAAGCCCCATCTATGAATGGTGGGACGAATGGTGCAATGAGAATATCACGAGCAAGGCTTTCTGTAAGATAGTACAGGATGCACTCTATGATGAGGACATCTATGCATTCATCTCAAACATTCATGATAAATATGCGGACGATATTGACTACGATGAGATTTGCAATAAGTGTGGCGAGGAATCCTATGGAGTGTATGGTGCGGACAGCGATGATGAGGGTGGCGAGGCGCTCTGTAAGAAGCACAAGGAGGAGGGTGGCTACTGTAGCTGTGGATGGATGAAGGCAGAATGCGAAGACTGTAAAAATGAAAAGTAAAATCAAAATTAAAAAATTGAAAATAAAATTTACAAGAAATAGTAAAAAGCGACCCCAAGTCTAAATGGGTAAAGTATAAATTTGAAGTGATATGAAATGGGTGATAAAAAAAATCGTGATGGGGGCATCATGTTTTTTTTATTAACTGTAAAAAACACGCCAAATATATTAAAGTGTGGTTAATTATATTATATTTTAACCGCTTAAATTATATTAAGTGAAAATTATATATTTTTTATGGGGGTTAT